TAACGTCCCCAGACCTGTTTGCAACTCTTTACCAAGCTGTCTAAGGTCTTGGATGTTTTCCTGACCTAGATAGTATTCACCGCCAGCACGAAGCAGATCACTTATACCGCCTCCTGAAGTTAGGTAGTCAAAAAACCCGCCTGCTTCATTTTGTTGTTGACTCATTAGCAGAATCCTCCAGTAATTGTGTCAGCCGTTAGCGCATCGTCAGCAGCAGTAGCTTTAGTAATGGTTTTTGTATAGTTGGACATTAGATAAGTCTCCCTAATAGAGCGTGTATGTCAATTTTTTGAATAGAAAATTCTGAACTGTTTATTTGAGCTTCGATACCAATAGTGACTACTTCACCACTACCAGAAGAATTTACTTTGGGGGTTTGTATTAAAGTGCCTTTTGTATATTCAGCAGTAGTGTTGTACTCACTTGTTCCATACTCCGCAATATTGGCTACTGTGCCTGAAAAATTAAATGCTTGTTTAGTATAAGAATCTGTGTAGTCATATCCCCAGTTTAGTGTAACTGCTGTAGTAGGGCTACTAATTAACGTCAAGTTAAACTTTTTTAAAAACTTTAAGTTAGCTGCACTTCCAAAGTCTAAAGGATTACTAAAGTAACTTAACTGATAAGAAACTGTACCGTCTAAATATCCTGTATATTTAACAATGCCTGAGTCTTTACCTATGTAAATGCTTTTATCTTCTAACACAGCAAAAGACAAAGGATCAACAGCTGTCCACGTAGTAACACGATGCGCTCCTGACTCATCAATAGGGCCACGCATATCAAAGCAATACACAAGATTACTTTCACTAAAAGCTAAAAGATAAAACGCCTCGTCTTCGCTGTAAACAGACTTGATAGGACTTGTTTGAGCAAATATAGCATTGGTAATATCGTTGCGAACATTTTTACTAATGTCACGCATAGGCATAGACTTTTCTTGTACAGTCCTACCAAAACTACGTACACCAGAGTCTGATAAAAATATAATGTCCGTGCCTGTATGCTGTACTGAGTCACGAGCTACACAGCCTACACCTTCTACAGTATCTTGTAGTTTAAACACAGCAGTGTCTGCACTAGGCGTATCAGCACCTGAGTATATGACTATAGATTTCTTACCAAAAATAATTAAGAATCCATTATGACCCGCTAAAGAAACTATTTGATCAAAACCTGTAGGCCATACTAATGTTAAGTCTAACGATCCTGAGCTACCGCCATGCCAGTTGCTTCCGTCTAAAAGATCAGACCAATATACAGTATAGTTATTATTTGATACGTCAGCAGCCCATAAACGACCATAAGCAGCTAAAACTTCATTAGCTTGTGGCGCATAGTGAGTTCCGTCTTTTGATTCTATAAGTGTTGTACTTCCCGCAACACTCTTTAATGTAACGTGTTCTCGCTGAGAAAAATAAACATCATTGTTAAAAGTAACTATCTTCCAGTTATTAGCTGTGACAGTATAACCAACAGGTAGAGTCACTTCAGTAAGTGTGGTAGTCCCTGTAAATATCTTATTGTTCCCAGCAGAGAATATTGTTTTAGTGCCGTCTCTGGCAACAAACTCATGTACAGCTTCTATGCCTCTACTGCTTCCTAGTACAGAAGTCCCATTAGAGGATACAGCAGACCAACCCTTACGAGCGCCTACTCTACCGTACTGGTCAATAACACAGTTGTCAGCAATAGCTGCAAAGGACGGGTTAAGTCCTATAGGAGAATCCATAGTGTTCAGCCCAAAAAATCCGGGGGCTGCTACGGTAATGTTCTGTAGTTTTTGTGCCATTTAAGAATACCAGATAGTTTCTTCAGGATGTTGAGCAGCGTCCATAGCAATAGCATCAGCTAGTGTATTATCTGCCAGTGCAAACAGTTCTGCTGCTGATGTGCCACCAGTCTCTCCACGCTCTCTCGCGCCTAATGCAGTGGCTATTTGTATAACAGGTGACGAAGGAATAACTAAAGATGTTGAATCTTCTGTAAAGTCTGCTGTACGTTGAACAACATTAAAGTCTAAGTTATACACACCGTTAGGTTTAGGATACAGATCAACAGTAGTATCTCCGTTAGTATCTACTCCTTTAAAGTTGTAGAACTGCGGGACTCCTGTAGGTGGTGTGGCGATTAAATAAGCATTATTCATCCAAGCAGTGCCACGGTACTGCATCTCAGTTTTTTGTGTATCGTTATTAACAGACAACAGTTTTGTTTTATTCTGTGAGCCAGTTAAAGAATAGTTATAAGAAGAGTCAGAAGTAGTAACTGTAATGGTGGTACGCAAAGCAGTCCAATCGTAAGCGTCTTCTACTGATCGTTTAGCATCGTTGACAAACTCACCTATAAGTTTAGAGTATGAGTTCTGACCAACAGTGGTTACTTCATCCTCCCGCAGTCTTCGCAATACGCTGTTAACTAATTGTAAGTATGTCATTATTATTCAAACCTTTTTAAACGTGGATTGTTGGTTAGCATTCTCTGAGGCATATTGCGTAACCGTTGTGCTTCTTGTTGTTGTAAAAACTGCTGTATAGGGTTGACTTGTGGTGCATTATAAACAGGTCTTGTAGGAGTAGGCTTTACACTAAAAGGTAGAAGTTCCTGTGTAGAGCCTATCTTTGTTTCTAGTTGTAGCATGTCTTTAAACAAGGAGTCTGTGGTGCGTGTGGGACTTCCAACACCTGAGCCAATACCTGAGCCACGACCTGAGCCATTACCATCACCGTCTCCATCACCGTCTCCATCACCATCTCCATCTCCGTCTCCATCTCCATCTCCATCTCCATCTCCATCTCCGTCTCCGTCTCCGTCTCCGTCTCCATCTCCATCACCATCTCCATCTCCGTCTCCATCTCCGTCTCCGTCATCATCGCCAGTAAAACCATCAGGATCACCAACTACAACAGGATCATCATTGCCACCTACTCCATCATTGCCATTACTAGTATCTACAGGATCAGTATCAGTAGTGTCTACAACAGTATCAGTAGTATCTACAACAGTATCAGTAGTGTCTACAACAGTATCAGTAGTATCTACAACAGTATCAGTAGTGTCTACAACAGTATCAGTAGTATCTACAACAGTATCAGTAGTATCTACAACAGTATCAGTAGTATCTACAACAGTATCAGTAGTATCTACAACAGTATCAGTAGTATCTATAACAGGATCATCATCAAAATCATCAAAATCATCAAAATCATCACCAAGAATAACAACAGAATCATCATCATCAACAGGATCAGTAGTCTCTGTTGGTGGTGTTTCTTGAGCTTCTACTCTTCCCCTACCTGTCCAAGTACGGTTATCCCAATTAATGTCAAATCTTATACCATCTACAACAACAGTAAATGTACCTTTTTTTCCCCATACCGCGCCTTCAGACTGGTTTTCAACAGTGGTGATGTCTTCATATATTTGCCTATCATCCCAAGTCATCTCTCTGCCTAGACGACCCGTCTCTGTTAAAACGATACCCTCATAAGTCCCTCCACCCCCTTGCGCGCCATCGCCACTAACAGTTTCTGCTGCTGCTTGTTCGGCGGCTGCTTGTTCTGCTGCTGCTTGAGCTGCTTCAGCTATTGCTGCTGCTTGTGCTTCTACGGCTGCTTGTTCTTCTTCCGATAATTGAGCCTCTGCTGCTGCTTCGGCTTGAGCTGCTGCTTGAGCTTCACTGGCTCCACCGCCGCCACCACCGCCACCACCAGTGTCTCCTTCTTCATCTTTAACAGGATCAAGGGGGTCAACTTCTATAGGTTCTTGTGCATCTTCAGGGCCAGCGGGTAGTTCTTGCTCAGTCTGTACTTGTTCTGGCTGTGTAGCTATAACTTCTTCGCCAGTGACTGGGTCTGTAACGGGAGTGTCTACTTCTTCTGCTTGTGCTGCTTCTTCAGCAAGTCTTTCTGCTTCTGCTTGGGCTTCTGCTACTGCCGCTGCTTCTTCTGTTTGTGCCTCTGCTTCTTCAGCATCTCTTTCAATTAGCTCTCCTATTACTCTAGCGGCATCTGCTGCTGCTGCTCTAGCGGCTTGTTCATCTGTTAGATCATCATATATACTATAGAGAGCACTTACTGTGTTAGAAGCAGGGCCCGTTAACATTATTATTACATCACCTGCTTCTGCCATTTCTGCTAATGTAGGAGTTGTAGACCCACCAAGAAGACTACCTGATGATGTAGAGGGTGAAGTACTAGGTAACTTAGATGCACCCACTGCTAAGTTGAACCAGTCTTCTGTAGTTAAAGTTCTGCCCGCTAACGCATTTGCTGCTGACAAAACTGCTTCTGAAATGCCTCCGCTAAATATGGCCAGTGCTATTCTTAAAGGACGCGGGAAAGCTGCTGCAATGCTTCTATCTTTAGGAACAGCTATTGTAGAGTAAGTACCTACAGGGCCGTAAGACTGATAAACAACATCGCTACCTTCTTTGGCTATGCCAACAAGAGAGCCTCTAGTGCCTGTGTTTAAGTACAGCTTATAACCCTCTACTTCTTTAAACAGAGGTATTTCGTTGTCTTCAACATATTTAACAATGTTTGTATCTACAGATTCTGTATAGTAGTCTCTAACATTGCTAGGGTCTTGGCGTAGTTCGTTTATGTCTTCGTTTTTAATATCACTATAGTCACCAGACTCTATAGCTGATGCGCTTAAAGCACTGCCTTGTCCTATCTGTTGTTCTACAAAGGATGGCAAGTTATTTAAAGACTCTTCAAAAGTGCTGTACTCAGGAACATCTGCTAAGGTTGGTGCAACTGCTGATTCAAGCGTAGGACTATTTTCTTCTTGATCGACAGTAGAAACAAATGGGTCTTCAGCTTCAAAAGGACTAGCTAAAGAAACAGTCTCTTCTTCTGCAAGAGCTTCTGCACGAGCCGCTGCTTGTGCCGCTGCTACTGCATTAACGCGATTGTTTGTGCTGTATGAACCACTACCCACGGCTACTTCCTCATTTTCATTATCTTGTCAGCGCCCTTAATGCCAAAACTGGCAGACACTGCGATAAACAATAAATACTGATACCAATCTGGCAGATTATTTAATGCGGCAAATGCTTGCTCAACTCTATTTATTATCGTCATATCGTCTACCACTATTGCATAACCAATAAAGAACAGGGGCAAACTTAGTATCAGTGAAAAAAATTCATCTTTCCAGCTATTAGCAGAAGCATCAGCCATCTTAGTTTCCCAGTCAGCATCATTCTGGATAACATTCATCTTAGCTTCGTGCTTTGCTTTCGCCTGATCAGCTTTGTTAGATAGATAGGTCTTAGCTAAACCAGCTAGAGGAGATATTAAAGTAGTTAAAATACTCATATAGTATACACTATTTAGTCTTGTTTGTCAAGTTGTTTATTACCATGCACTATTTTTTGCACAGTATCTGATTCATATATTCTAATACCCAGCCACACAATAGTAAACAAAGAAGCTGTTGGAGGTAGCCATGCAACTAGTGCCATTAAAGTAGTTGAAGCCGCCATTATATCTATTGTATCCTTAGTTGCACTATCCATGAGTAAGACCTACAATTATGTTATATATACTATAAGTAGCTGCTATTAAACATACAATAGCTACTAC